TTCGCATCAAACTACACTTATTAAGAAATTTCCGTTTTCTAGTGTAAAAATAGATGCTAAGTTGGTGCATTTGCCGAACGTCCCTCCTGGTAAAGATTTTTCGCGTTACTTTGCCGAGGATGGAACATTGCCTCGTAATGCCCCGTGCAAGTATATCCACAAGGATTGCACAGATGGGTCACACAAGGTGATTGATGTACGTGCTCGTAAACTTTCCCAACCGATTCGCTACCGTAGCGGTGACGTTGAATATGAGCAGTATGTCTACGAGTGTGTTGCCAAAGACCACGTCACATCCGACGGGGACTGCGGCCAGCCACTCATTTACAATAACTCGATTATTGGGATCCACATTGCTGGATCGTCGAGCAATACCTGGTATTGCTTGGCTGTTGATCGCACCATGATCATTAAGGCTAATGACGTTTTAAAATCGGAGTCAACAATCTTCGTAGCGTCCCAGCCTCCAGAGTCTATCACACTCTCGGATAACCTGAAAGGGCTCCAAATAAGTGATAAGCCAACAGAGTATGTTGAGGAGACGCTTGATGTCGATTCAACCCCTATCGTTCAATTAGGAACTCTGCTGGATGCTGCGGGAGCTCTCTACGCTCCTCGGGCCATGGATCACTACTTCCGTAATCGTAATCCTGGTGTAACCGAGGCATTTGGAGAAATGCCTGCACGCCCTCCCAAGTTTGTTAATGGGAGGAAGCAGATCGGAACAACTCTTAAAAAGGTGAACGAACCTAAGATGTTGGCCCCGATTGATCTCATGGATCGCGCAGTAGAAGACTACCTGTACGGTGGAGGCCCCGATGGGGCCAATATCATGCAAGTGGCAAATAAACTGCGTAATGAACATGGAGAAAATTTCTTCACTGTTCGCCCTATTGCTCAGGCATTAGATGGCGATCAGTCCGGAATTGTTGGTGGAATTAACAACTCCACTAGTTCTGGCCTCCCGTTCGGAGGGAAGAAGAAGGTGCACATGGCCAGAGATGAATTTGGCAATGCAATTGTGCCCCGAGAACCAGAGGATTATATTATTCGTGCAATTGAGCACCACGAGTCTGAATGGCGTAGTGGACGTGGGACTGTATCCCCGTTCATGAGATCGTCTAAGACTAATGAGCTCTTGCCTACAACCAAAGCGCTCGAGAAGACTCGTTCCATTTACGGTAACGATATGTCATTTCTAGTAGCTGCTATTCGTGGTTGTATTCCTCTTAAGCACGTGTTGCGTGAAGCAAACACTTCCGAATGTCGAGTAGGAATCACAGCTCAGGGAACTGAGTGGGGTGATTTGTATAACTTCCTGACAGATGGAGGTGCTATCAGCAACTTTGTGTGTGGCGACTTTTCAGGGTATGATACCCAGTTGCCAAAATCTTTGCTTGAAAAGGCATCAGCAATCATTCTTCGAATTTACGAAGCTAACGGAATGTCTAAGTCAGACTTGGAGTACGTTAGGGGCTTTTTATCATCAGTGGTGAGCCCGATTATTGTTTGGGAGGGTAATATTCTGCAATTTGTAAGCGGACAACCCTCTGGCCAACCTTTGACTACCGAGATGAACAGTATTATCAATAGTCTCTTGCTTAGGATGGCATTTTTCAACATCATGGATGAACATTATCCTGATGTGAAGAACCCTAGTTTCCGGAGCTTTGTTCGTGCGGCCACTTACGGCGACGACAATGCGATGGGAGTTAGATCTTCAATCCCCAAGTTCAATCACACTGCAATTCAATCTGTGTTTGCGAGCTGGGGAATCAAGTACACCATGGCCGATAAAGAGGCTGACTCTGTACCTTATGTTTCTATTGATGAGGTGTCGTTCCTGAAACGGAACTTTCGCTATCATCAGGGTCTTAAGGCGATTGTCGCCCCAATCGAGGTAGATTCCCTAACGAAAGGGTTCTACTGGTGGACTAAATCCTCGAACACACCGCTCAACTTCGTTGAGCAGTTCCAGGTAAACTTTGATGGACAAGCGCGTGAAGCGTACCTCCATGGTGAAGATTACTACAATGAATTCGTGGCGCGTTGTGAGCATATCGTTGCTTCAACTGCGGAATTTGATGTAGATGATGATTTCCACCTCCCTTGGAATACTATCCAGCCACTCTCGTACTCGGAAATGACGCGAGCGTGCAAGGATGCGTATATTAGGGACTAAGTTTTTATTTATTTTTGTATATGATACAGTCTATGTTTATATTTGTTATATTTCTTTCAATGTTTTTATTTGTTTGTTTTGTTTAGACTATATGTTTTTATTTATTTGTTTTTATGTACAGTTGTGATGGCCAGCTTAAAGGTCCATTACGAGCGTTGTATGCTACGCTCGGTTAACGTTAAAGCACTTCAGGTGGGAATTTACTCGCATGTGATTAAGTAACCAACCGCTTACCACTTGTTTGAGGAACCATCTGTGACTAAAACACCCTAGTTAGGGTACCGTGAATGTCGGAATTAAGGAGGCACTCCAGGACACAATAGCTATAAGTGTTACTGCGATTTAAATGTTTAGCTACTACCAAGTTTATTTATATGAAAAATTTTATGTTATATGTTTCATTCTTTTTAACTATATATCAGGTGATTTGGGATGTTATCGACTTCTTTGCTCGTTTCTTTAGAGTAGAGACCGGTACACCCCAAGCTGTCTTGAGCCGGGCCACAGAGCTGATGTCATATTCGGGTATGGTAAAAGCTGGCCGGTTCGAATTTATTCCGGATGTTACTTCTGTTACGGAGTACCTCGACAAATTGAGGGAAACAGAGCAGTTGCTCCGGAATGTGCTTTCACTTCCTTACAATCATTATACTGCACCAATATCTGTAAAACTAGATAGGTGTTTGGGGATGATCAGGGATTTAGAGATGCAACAAACCGACTGTACCTTGCGGAGACAACCGTTTGGTATTGTATTAACAGGCCTCCCAGGGACTGGAAAGAGCGGAACTGCCATTAAGTTGGCAGTGAGACTCATGAAGGAAATTGGTGTAGAGCTAAAGCCACATGAAATGGTGGTATTGAATGAAGGTGATCAGTTCCAGTCTGAATTTAGGACTAATCATCGTGTCGTTATTTTCGACGATCTAGGTGCAACGCGCACTGATAAGATCCCCAACGACCCATTCAGGAAAGTGATTGATTTCGTCAACAATATTCGACGTGCGGCGTTAAACCCAAACCTCGAACTTAAAGGAAATGTTTATATCGAACCAGATATCGTGATAACGACTACGAATCTTGATTGGCCCCTGCGCAAGCAGGCCCAAGCAGTATGTAATTCGGAAAGTGTCATGTGCCATGATGCGATAAACCGTCGTTTTCCGCTCGCTGTGGAAGTCCTCAACTATGATAGTTTTAAGGAAGTTCTAGTGAAGTCGGATCAAGCGATGGCAAACAGTAATCCTGTGTTGAATACAGATCAATTGTTTTCTCTTGCCAGTAAAATGTTTAAATCACATTATGGCGAGCAGACGACTTTTATTCAGCGGATTAATTCAATTTTTGATGCTGAGCCAGCCCTTAAGGCTGAAGGATTAGTTCTTGATTCACAATCAGGGACCGAGACAGCTTCTTATGCGTTAACAGCGTTGCGGAAGTTGGTGTCTCGATACATCGGTTTTAGACTTTACAACCTAGACGATGAATTGATCATGTGGGCTCCAATCCAAGTCGGATGGGGCTTTGTGGCGGCTGTTTTGGACCGCTACATTGGCAGATTAACTTCTGCCGCTATTAGTCGCCGACTCAGGCAACCAACGTCTTATAACCCGTTCGATTTAATTACGGGGAGACAGCGGATTTGTCGGCGCTTAGTTGATATGCACCTCATCTTTAGTACAGCAATGGACGAAGATTTGGAACGTCGCCGAGTTAGACTCACGTCACTTGGCGTATCCATCGTAGCAAAATATTTACTAAAGTTATCCAGTGTGAACAGTATAATGTTCGATTTATCACTGGCTGGCATTAGTGCTTTGTTTCGTATGGGTGTAAAACGTCCTATCTATCGTGCCGAAGGCAGGAAAAAGAATGAGAAGGCTAAAACTAAGCCTATTGAGGGCTCAGTCGGTATTTACGCCGTTGAGTCTTCAACCATCGATAAGGTACATCCAATTGGGAGTGTAAAAGAGCGTATTGCTGCCACGAAAGAGTTACAAACTCTACGTTGCGCGCGTACACCCGAGCAGAAGATGACAAAATGGTTCCAATCAAACGGAGCCGTAAAGTCGACTTTCACTCGGAATGACGCAAGCAGTACTTCTTACATGATCTTGGAAGATGTTAACCTCAGTCGAAGGTTCGCAGTAAGTGGTGTTTATACCTTTGTCTATTCGATCGAAAACAACTGCCTCTTTGTTATAAGTTCAAAGAAGAGGGGTTATGTTCCGTTAGATGATAAGTACAATTGGTTATCCACTTTCTACGAAAAGTGTGGCACTGTTGTGATGTCTGTTGGTCTTGGACCTAAGGCAACGCTCAGTATCACCCATGGACAATGGAGGGAACAATATCACCTCTGCTTCTATGATAGCTTAAGAATTGGAATCCTGAAGAATAAAGTATTCAGGCCCCATTATCGAAAGTTAGATGAAGTGGAGTATTCAATTGATCCCACATTGCCCCATGAGTCGTCTTCAGACGACGAAAAGTCCATCCATTCTGTTGATTCAGAAGGATGGCCTAGAACATTTATCTAGAGGATTAGCCTAGGCTGGCACGTAATAAATTTGCGCACGTGTACCAGTGGCTTTTCCGAGCTCACAGTGACCAAACCAGGTCGTTTCTATTCAAGGTTCAACCTTGCTTTAGCTGTGAGCTAGAGTAAGGGGATTTTTCCTGTTGCGAGACGCCTGTTTTATAGGAGCTGTGAGAGGTCTCCCGCGTGGTGCGGGGGGCCTTTTGCG